AGCGGAAATGCAGCCCCAGCAGGTCAAACAGGGTTGATTGATGCCGCACGTCTCGCATCGAGCAGCAACCATCGTTTGTACCGGTACGGTAAGAAGTACACACTGAAGGTCGACATCGACGTAGATGCAGTGGGTGCTGGAGAATCCATTGAAGTGTATGCACTCGCAGACACATGGGCCGTTCAACGAGCCTATGAAGAGGCAAAAATGGTTTTTGACTTGGCGTATAAAAATGAACGAGAGAACTTGAGCGACGAAGCTCGAGCACGATGGTTTGATTTTAGAGCAACATCCGGTGTATCCGGTGACACAATGTATGCGACTGTTTCTGACAATCCAACAGGAGCAGCAACACTCCTCACAGGAGGAGAATTTGCATCCTCACTTGTAGAGGATCAGTTGGGAGTTACACGTACGTTCTCCTGGAGAACAGCGACAACTCCATCACAGTATTCTATTCCAGCCGAGTATGATCTCGCTGGGAATACGAATCTCAGCCCGACGTTGCCAACTGGCAGCGGACCGTATGCTGATTTACAAGCAGATTCATCTGCAGTTGAAATGAATGCCCTCCAGAATCGTGGTGATAACCCACCATATGAAGCAAACACATTCCCTGGTGTTTGGGTTAAGATTGCAACACTGCAATTGTCAGGCACTGAAGGAGCACAGAAGTTGAGCACTGGGTATTTTGATGCCCCATGCGGGCAAGTGGTTCTGAAGATGTCGGGAGCCGCAACTACTGTTTCCATAAACAACAAAGTTGCAGTTGAGTTCCGAGCCGGCGATTACAAAGGCCTACGAGCCCATAACATGGAGCGAGTTTGATGACCCCTGAATCAACAACCAACGCAATCGATGTCAGCGTTTCCGCTGCCAAGGTTGGATCTGTCGTGGCACACGTAAAGAAAAATAACGTGAGTTACCTCCTCGGTATTCTCATTGGCCACATGCTAGGCATCACTGATCAGGTGTTGTCCTATGGCCAAGGAATGTGCTGAACAAGAATACCACATCACTTGTGAATGTGGATGGCACGTCCCAAAGAAAGATACGTTGTGGATCCAAGACCAGAACGTATTGCACGTAATATGCTATTCCTGCGGAAAGGAGTGGGTCGAATGACCTCACTTCTATCTCCTAACAGAGACCGTTCGCCGAGCGTAGCGAGCGATTGCGGGGGGCCCCATACGAACCTGTTTGAGTATGATGGGGGGCCGTCAAGGTCTCCAGCAAGTTCCTTACTTGTTATACTACACTACCTGCTAAAAAATAACATGGCGTATTTTAATACGAGATGTTGCAAGAATCAATTGGGCGAGTCCCCTGACGATCCTCCCAAGAATGCTTGGGGGGCTTGGCCCAAATGGGAGGATCATGCATGAAAACTGAGGCAACGCCGGACGGGTGTATGAACGCCCGCAGTTACTTGAATGACCGATCGTTATGTGCCCGATGGCGTTTATGCCCAGGGTGCGAGAACGTGAGAGCCAGGAGAAATCAATACAAGATTGCTAAGAGATTGGAATATGATTTGGAGTGGGCCAAAGAAGCGGACTTAGAACTCACCGTTGGTGTTCTAACCACGACATTACCAGGTAATGAGAAGTCGATTCGCCATGCCAGTTTAGGTGAGCAGTACTCTTACCTCACCGAGAGGCGCACTATGAGCGGTTACACTGGTTGGCACAGTATGCGTGGCATAAACACGAAACTGAAAGAATGGGGAGTCTCTGGTGGTTCCCATTTCCTTGAGTTCACCAACAAGGGAACAACATGGAATACACATATGCATTCAGTGTTGGTTGGATTTACAGATGATTGGAAGGTTCCTCTGAAGGAGACAACAAAGCAGTTGGAATGGAATGATGATTTAACGATGAGGCTTCAAACTGAAAAAGCCGAAAACAAGACCAAGAGTAACAAGCGGATTTTAGAACCGCTTGGCTTAGGTCGACTATATACTCTAGATATTGCCAGCGCAGATGAGTTGGCATCGATTGCACGTTACTCGGCTAAAGTCGAGTACGTGACAAAGCCAGTGAAAGTACCAGCAGGAAAGTTACCCGAAGTAAGCGGGTTTCTTGCAGGCGGGTTTGAACATGGAAAGGAACGATCCGGACATGGACGGCATCTTCCACGTTTAGCACGACCATTTGGAGACTGGATGAGAAATGGACCGGAAAGACAATTTAGTTGATTGTCCCCACGGTGGGTATGGCTCGTACCCACAAACCGAAGCAAATGAAGAAGGATCCATCCTTCAAAAGAACAAGTCCCTTGGAATATTTGCCTGTGCAGCGCAAGATATATCTCAGCGGAAATGCAGCCCCAGCAGGTCAAACAGGGTTGATTGATGCCGCACGTCTCGCATCGAGCAGCAACCATCGTTTGTACCGGTACGGTAAGAAGTAC